AGCCAGTTCGCTCAACACTTCAGCAGGCGCGAGGCAGTCGCCGTTGGTCGCATCCCGAACGCCGGTTGCGGACATGGTTAGCGAACCCGTCCCCGTCGTTGTGGTCGTAACCTTGATGCGTTCAGCAAATGCCATGACTTAGGCCGACAGCGCCGTGTATGTGAGCGAGGAGCAGGACACCGTATCGCCTGCCGCAACGGTCAAACCATTGGTCAAATTCACATCACTGCCAGAAGCCGCAACCGCGCAATGGATCACAACCGTACCGCCCGAAGTCTCAAGCGTGGCAGTCGCAACAGCCGAAGCGTTGCCCGCCGCGTTGGTATCCGAGGTGATAGCGTTTGCCGTAGCAGTGCCGGTTGACGATGCGCCGAAAGCAGTTGCCGACAGCGCGAGGTTAGCAACCGAGGTGCCAGGAGCGCCAACAGTACCCGTCAGGCGAAAGCGGAGACGCCCGCTTGCACCGATCAGAGCGGTAACGGCATCAGTCGCGGCATTACGCGCAGCGACACTGTGGGTAACGGCCATGTCTTAGTTTTCCTCTTCTTCAGTTTCTTCCGGCGTGATTTTGCCGATGAGTTCGACCGTTTCAGTCTCGCCGGTCGCAGCGCGTGTAATCTCCAGCGTGAACCGAAGTTCACCCGGCGAACCTGCCAATTCGATCATGTTTCAGCCTATTTTCCAGCCTGTGCCGTCATGAAAAACGGGCACCTTATTGGCCCCGCCCCCCGCAACTGCGCTTGCAAACGTCGTTGCCGTCGCGTCAGTCACAAAAGCCCGCATTCCCTGTCCACCAGTGGGCAGTTTCGCCACCGTGCCGACGTATTGCGTCCGGTCCTGTAGGTCGTTCACGGCATAAGCCGCCTTGCGCATCCATTCTTCGGGATTTGCCCAAGAAACAGGAACCCGCGACATCAGTAAGACCCGCCCGGAGCCTGATCGAACGCAATGCCATTAATGAACGACCAAGTTTGACCCGCCGCGATGTCTAGTTTCCACTGCAAAAACTGATCTGTGACGCGGATGGGAATGTAACCCGTCGCCGTCATTGTGTTGGCGGTCGTATCAACCAGCGGATCGCCTAAGCGCCCGCAAGTGCTGAGTGTCAGAGTTATTCCCGTAGTCGGGTCGCCATAGATACGAGCGCGGCGGATGCGCGTATTGCGCCCATGGTACAGTTCTTGCACCGGAACCTGTAACGTTGCCGCGAGATAGTTCCCGCCCAAGGCATAAACGATATTGTCCGACTTCACGACGGTCAGCATCGGATCCCCGCCTTGGAAGATCGGCGCGTCCAGCGAATAAGGGATGCTATCAAGCCCCGATGGATAAAGAGCATCCAGAGCGTCAATTGAGACGCCCGCATTGATCCCCGTTGAAAGCCCGACCAGACCCGGAATTGCCGCCTTGGTCCAGCGATCCAACTGCCAATTGTAAATCCACAGACAATCAGGCATCGACCAGATGACAAGCGAGCGCTTCGGGTCAATCGTCGAACGAATGTTATTGAGAACGTCCGAGCGCGTGTAAGCAGCCCAGAACGTTTCATTCACCTTCTGGTCCCCGATGGGCATAATCCCGCCATCAGAAATAGAATAGAACCCACGCCCCGACAGAAAGAACGTCATGCGGCCAAAGGTGGCAACAGAACCCGGTGCCAAGCAGCCAATACCGTCGCTGATTTTGTCCCGCTGAAAGATCGTTGGCGAGCCGACATAGCTAAAGCGGTGAATTGCCGCTTCCTGAAACACCAGCCCATATTCGCCGCCAGCCATGCCCGTTACAGGCCCGCCATCCGGCAATTGCTGAATGTCGCACTGGTTTGTTCCGACCGTCCAGCCCTCCGCGTTGTTAATTGCGGACCAGTAGACAGTCGAATTGGCAGATGGGTTGCCCGCCATGAATACAAAGTCACGAACGATTGTAACCATGGTGGAAGTTGGGGGAGTGCCGCCCAACGCCGCACCCGTTCCCGTGGCAATCGTATATTTTACCGGAGCGCCGCCATTGACCCCGATGATGTTGTCGCCAAACTGCGTGAACTGCCACTTGTTCGACCGCGCCGCAGCCAAGGAAAGCGACCAGCTAGACGTACCATAGACGTACAAGCCTGAATCAGTACCCGCTACAGTCTTGACCGTTCCGTCAAGGCCGATAAACGAGCCTCCACCCTTCCAAGTGACAGGCAGTGCAGCCGTCACAGCGGAGACGTCTCGAATAGGCTTATAGCCCAGCGGGGATGCGTAAACGTTAGTACATGTTGTCAGGCCGTCATGCCCATAAGGGATCAGATCGGGCAACCATGCGCCGAAGTCGGTCATGAATCGTACCGCATCGGACGCGGCGCAACAGGCGCTTGTGCATAGCGCTGCTTGGCCGACAGGGCGGACAGTTCACCAATCGCTTCGTCCAAAGCCGACTTCCAAATAGGAAGCCGCTGGTCGTTCACGATGTACGCCTCGCACTGAAGCAGGAGCGCGTAATAATAAATATCGGGATGATACGACAGCAGCCAGTTGGTCGTGTTGGACGAGCTAAGCGCCGGTATCGTCTTCTGATACCTAATCCTAACCTGCGTCGTGTTGGTCGCGCCGGGATCAGGCCAGAAGTCAATCGTCCGCCCGGTCAGACTGAACGCTTCCATGCCGTTCGACTGATAGGCGTACAGCGCGCGGGCTTGTTCAGGCGATACCTGGACCAGCGAAGTCGCAACGCTGCTTGAGGCCGTACCCATCACCCAAATATCGCGCAGTTTCCAGCAATCGGCAGGCAACTGAATGTCAGCCGTTGGCGTGATATACGCTTCCGTCTCGCGTTCAGGGCTGTCAATAATCCGGTTGAACCGCGATTCTACAAACGGCAGCATGGCGTCAACCTGTGCGGTCGTTACCTGACTGCCGAGCGTATCGACAACCTGAGCGAGAAGGCTGGTATAGTTCACGCCTTACCCCCTGTTGGTGAAAACTTGCGGTAATCACTGTCAGTGCACAGCCGCATCAGTTCGCCCGCATATTCAGGCTTCATCAAATCCCACGGATTAGCGATGCCGCGCTGGCGAGCGTATTCAAACAAGGTAAGCAGCGGGATTGACCCGACGTGCCAGCCCATTTCACACTTGCCGAGCGTCTGCGAATGCTTGGCCGCAACGTCATCAGCGACAGCCTGCACGTCTGCAGTATGCGCAATCGTGAAGGTGTCCGCCGCTTCGTCGAAGTGCATCGTCTCTGTGATACCGTCGAAGGTATCGACAACCCGGCCCATGGTCAGGTTTCCAGAGGCGTGATGTTGATCTTTGCCGCCGCAGTTTCCTGAAGATAGGCAAGGTGCGTAAAGTTTGCCGTATCAAGAAAAACGTCATTGTTGGGCGACAGGAGAATGTCATTCACCGTGCAGGTCGTGCCAGCGCCACCGGGACGCACATAAACGTTACCCGTGCACTGAAGTCGAACGTGCTTAGGCGATTTGCCCGCAGCGTTGACAGGCAGAGCCACAACGGCAGAGGTGCCGCCCGACGTTACCTGCTGGCCGGTCGCGTTAACCGACATGAAGTCAAAATTAGCCATTTGGGAACCTCAATAAAAAAGGCCCCGAAGGGCCTTAGGTTACGTGTTTCCAGTTTTCTCTTCGCCGGATCGATTGAACCGTTGGAATTGTTATCTGGTACGCCTTTGCGATGGTGGATGCATTCAATCGGCTAAGCCGGATCGCTCGCACATCATCTTCGGTCAGTTTGGCGCGGCCATTTGATTCGCCCACCCGCCAAGTCGGCCTTTGGTTTGAAGCCTGTTCAGCCCTCGTCGCCCAACAGCAATTGTCAGGCGAATAAGGGCCATCGTTATCAACCCGCTCAATAGTGTGAGCAGGTGACGGCATAGGCCCCATATCGGCTTCGAAGTTTCTAAAGTCACTCCACCGCTCGCACACATAAATTCCACGAGCGCCGTAATTCTTGTAAGCCGGATTGCGAGGATTCCCGCAACGCTGCTTCATGTTTTGCCACCGCGTGTAAATCGTGCCTTCACGCTTCACGCCGTCCAATGGCTTCTTGCCCTGCTTGCAACCGCAGGACTTGGTTTTACCTTTTACCAGTTCGCCCCGGTAAACGGATTTTTCATTGCCGCATGAACAGCGACAGAGCCAAAGCTTATGCCCCGACCTGCTACCGGCATCAGCGATAACGGTAAGGTCACCAAAAACCTCACCAAGCAAATTTCTAACAGGCTTCCCCATGCGTATTCTCCAACTGAATCAACAGTTAGACAATAGCACATGGGGTTACCTAATTGAAGCATTAAGGGGAGTTTATCCCCATAAAGCTAATTACGACAAATCTGCAATTATCGCGCTTGCGGCCTCGTTGCGGGCTTCAAGCGTCGCTTCCATTACGATCATGGCCTTTTCTGCGTCGCCGGTCTTGGCAAGATCGACCGTCCGCACAGGGCGCAGCATCGAGATGGCCCAGTAGTCGGTGTCAAGCACATGGACTTCACGGTCAGCTGCCGAGGCAGCGCCACGAGTAAACCGCGACGGGATCAGCTTGATCTGGCCGAAGTCCGACACGTAGACATCAACCACCGCGTACAGGGTCTTGTCTTCGGTCTTGTCGAACTTGGTCGCGCCGCCAGTGAAGGCCGAGATGGCGCGCTTCTGCTTCGGACCGCAAAGAGCAACGGTAGGATTGCCACCCTGTACCCAGCAGTTTTGCATCGCGTCCTGAAGGAGCGTTTCAGAAACAGCGCGCTGCGTGCCGTCAGTACGAGCCGCCGACGTGGTGCCGACAGCGCCGCCAACGCCGTTGCTGCTATTGGTCGTGTACCAACCGCACAGCGGACGCATCTGCGGTGCAGTGGTCGAGTTACCAGTGACAGGAGCCTGATTAGAGCAAAGCACGAATTCAAAATCGCGCTTCAGCTCCTTCGACTTCTTCTGGAGCTGGTAAACCATTTCCGACTTGCGGCCTGCCTTGTTGACGGCTTCCTGAGTGCCGGCAATGATAACTTCCTTACGCAGAACCTGCGTGCGGTTGTTAATGCGACTGGTGGGCGTCACAGCAGCAAAGGCAACATCGTCACCCTGAAGCTGAGCGTTGGCAGCGGCAGCAGCGAGAGCGTCAGTTTGCCACTCATGCAGCGTGGCCGACGCCGTGTTCTTTCCAATCATCGACTGAAAAGGAACTTCAATCGGGCTTATGTTGTAAATTGTGTCAGCAAGATCTTCCCTGTTGCCGATGGCCGAGAAGGTGAGGAAAGTATTAGCTACAATGGTCATGGTGTTATTCCGCGTCGAGTTGCGACAGAATCCATGCCTGTTTTACTGAGTCAGGCGCATTTGGAGCCGGTCGCCGGTTGGAGCTTCGCGGACTGTTCTCAGACGCAACAGGCTTCAGCGTTGGAGCCTGCTTAGGTGCAACCTTCTTGGTTTCAGCGGTAGAACGGGCTTTCTGGTATTCGTCCCACTGTCTAGCCTTGTCAGCCACCAAGAGAGCGCGGTGATCGTTAGTCGCCGTTATCTCGTCAGGACTGAAGCCCAAGCCCTTCAAGTAGTCACTAACCCCTGAGCCAAAGGCTTGGAGTTTCGCTTGATCCTGAAGTTCTGGACGGGCTGCAAACAACGCATCGCGCTGCTGCTGGTAGAACGATTGCAGTTCGGCTTGCTGTCTAGCCTGCTGTTCCTGCCTCACCGATTCGATCTGCGCTTGTGCCTGCTGCAAAGCCTGCACGCGCTGTTTGTACTGCGCTTCAAACTGCACATATGTAGCAGGGTCTTCCTGCGCCAGTTGTGCCATGTCGATTGATTGCGCTGCACTCAGAATCGGATCAAGCGAAGCGAAAAGCTGCACTTGCTGTTCGAGTTTGTCCGCGTATTCAGTAGCCGCTTGCCTGCGCAATTCAGCTACTTCGGCAGTTTTGGCCTTGTAATCTTCGGTCCTGCTATAGCCGTTAAGCAACTCGTTCAAAGGTACTTCGACTTCTTCGCCGCGTACCTTGACCTTGTATTTAGGCTGCTCTTCGGGGGGCGATTCCTCGTTTACGCCGTCTTCCGCCTCTTGCGCTTCCACCTCTGTTGCGGGTTCTCCCTCAGGAGATTGGCCGTTGCCTTCGGTATCTGCTTCTTGCGGTGTGTCGTCCTCCGCTAGAAACGCTGCGAGAGCGTCGTTTGCGTCGGGGGATTCCACGGGTGCTGTTTCCAGCGTCGCCGTAGTTTCGTCCATTACTCACCTATTGGTTTGCGGTCCCTTGTTATGGGACAAGCAGTCCCGGTTACGCCGGGTCGTATTCTGCCCTGGTGGGCGAATTAGTCAGGGGTTCGGACGGTCGCAGCGGCACTTATGCGCTGGTCGTCAATGATGCCCTGTAAATAGCCTTCGATCCGGTCCAAGGTCTTGACCATCAGCCACGAGAAGTCCCGCTGCTTTACGTCCTCAACCTTGGTTTGCGTCCATGAAGTGATTGCCGCCGACCGTAAGCCATCGATGACTTCCCGGTAGATCGGATCTTCCTTCAACTGCTTTGCCCGGGCGGCGCGCTGGTCAATATCCACCTTCTACGCCCTCGCTGCTTTCATAGTTCGGGGTTTCAGCGTTTTCATGCGCCCTTGTGCCGTCCGCTGCATGGCTGACCAAATCTGCCAGAGGCTGCATTTGTACCTTGCGCAGTTCGACTTGACCCTTGATGGTTTCGACATCTATCCGAGCCTGCCGGTTGATCTGCGCAATCTGTAGCTTGGTCTGCGCGTCGGTCTGAATCTGGAATTGCTTGGTCTGCTGTTCGTTCTGATGCATCGCAACATCGGCTTGCACCTTGACCTGATCGGACTGTGCCTGCCCTTGATCCGGCTGCTGCGGCTGCGGTTGAGCGCCTTGCGGGTCGTTATAGAAGTTCTCTATCCCCTTCAGGCCCATCGCTTCGGTAAGGCGCTTCAGCTTGCCGTAAATCTTGTCATAATCGACCAGCGGGCCAACTGCACCGCCCTGCAACTGAAGAATCTGCGCATCGATCTGCAACAGTTGCTCAATCTCTGCGACGGTCTTTTCCCGGCTTCCCGAGCCAAGGCCGACAGTCACCGACATATCGTATTCGCTTGACCATTCAGTCGGGTCCATTTCCACCCACTCATTGCGCAGGCGGATCAGTTCTTTTTCGTCCGGGTTCTTGCAGACAATCTCAAGCATTTTGCTAAAGAGAGGCTTCAAAAACTGTTCGGCATACTGACGCGCAATCATCTCCATGCGCATACCAGCGGCAGCCATGATCGAATTGATGCCCGATGCCGTCTTGTTCAGGCTATCAGCGTCTAGGCCCTGATTATAACGGGTCGAGCCTGTCCGCTGTTCGCGCACCTGGTCGTAATATTCAACGATCCCCATCGAATTGGCAGCGGCAAACGGCGTCACGGTTTCACGGATCGATCCCATCTGCTTAACGCGGATCAACCCGCCCACCCTAGGGTTCAGCAGATCGTCAAGGTTTACCTGACCGTCGACCACTTCGCGCATGGGGCGGTTCGTTAGGTAAACGTTGTTCTGAATTTCCCGAGCCAGCGCGGTCTTGATAAGCTGAATATCACGCGTCAGATCGTGGATTGAAAGGCCCACAAGCTTATGCGGGATAGGAATAGGCGTCCAAGCCACATACGGATGATTGTCAACCGGGTCGTTGCTTAGGATGCTGTCATCGCCACCACCAAGGAAGACACGACGCCAGACCAGCTTGCCGTTGCCCTCGTAGTCGCACTTGACGTAGCTTTCAGTTACACGAACCAACCGAGCCAAGTCAGTATCAGCAGCCAGAGGCGTCGGGTTTTCACCGGCAAACCGTTCGGTTCGCTCCGTGTTGTAAGCCGTGTCATTGTCAGACGAGAGATTGCGGCACTTCTTTTCATCAAGGCCCATGGCAATCAGTTCGGAAACCGACCGCCTGCTTTCCTGACCAATGAACGTGGCGTAATCCAGTGAAGCCAGATGGCGCTCAAACAGAAACTCGTCAGGCGGGACACAGTAAATCGTGACCTTGCCCTTGCTGGTCTTGCGCTGGCCTTCAACGTCATGGGCGGGCTGGCCCATCATGTCAGTGTATTCAGCCTCTGCCGTGACCTCAAAGTCCTTGTCAGCGGTCAGCGCCTGATATTCCAGATCGTTCAAGCCCTGATATGTCTCGGACTTGTAATCGTCTATCTCTTCGCGGACCACCTTGCCAACGCCCAGACGGAACAGAAGCCCGTCCTTCATTGACGTTGTGATAATCCCGAAGCCGTCATTACGCCGGGTGAACAGATAATTGATGTACTCGCTTGCCTGCTTGGCGTTCTCTTCGTCCTCAGGCCCTTGCGGGTCGAAGCGGACAACCTCGTCGCCAGAGACAAACGGCTTCAGCAAACCGGGAAGCATGGATTCAACCGCTTCCATGGTATCGCGGCTGACAACCGACGACATGCCCGGTTCATCAGGCCCATAGGCCGAATGCTTGTCGCCACGGTAGAACGCAAGGGCTTCCCTGCGGTTCTTGCTGTATTCGCTATCAAGCTTGTTGGACGAGCTATCACGCCGAGCGCGGATCAGCGTCCTCAGCGATTCCTCGTCCATTTTAGGCATTAGTCAGCCTCAACCTTGGCAGGGCGACCACGCTTAGGAGCCTCGCTCTGGTCATCCGAAGGCACAATGCCGCGAATGATAGTCCCCGGCTTGAACGCCTTTACAGCAGCATCATCGCCGCTTTCAGCCTCAACAGTGATTGTCTCGATCCCGCCAGGACCAAAGCGCGTTACGTCGTATTTCATATTGGTCGATTCCCGTATTCCAGTTTCTTACCCCAAGCGGCGCGAGGCTCTTCATAAGCCACACACAACAAGCCGAACGCGTCAGCAGCATGGCTGGACCAGTCATGTTCCGGCCCCAAACCGATGTTGCGGTTCTCGTCCTTCTTTTCGTGATACCAGCCGAGCGCATCCAATCCGCCAGCACACTTCGTCTTGTCGAAGTAGATACGCGAGAACAGGCGGCGAGCAGCTTCTACCCGCTTCATTGCCGCGCCCTTGCCTTGGTTCTGGACCGTTTGCGTTTCAAAGCCTGCGGATCTGATATGGTCCTCAAACCGTACCGCCGTCAGTGCGTCAGCCTTTGCGCCGTCATGTGGCAGCACACACAGGGCCGAGCCGTAACCTTTTGACCGCAGCCATTCCAGATGCGAACCAAGCGGTTGACCGGATGCCTCGTAATAGTCGAGAACCTTGATCGTCTCGCCAACGCTTTGGGCAACCCAGATGCTTGTCGCGTCCCTAACGCCGATGTCCCAATATGCCTTGATCGGCAACAGCGGGTCTTTAGCCAGATCGGTAATCCGGCCATCTAGCTTTGCCTGCGCTATGTCCTTGGCGTAATATGCACCATCGGAGACGCTCACGTAGTCGCCTTCCCAGATATGGGCATATTGCTCAGCCTGCGCTCTAAGGCAGTCTAAGCGCTCTTGCTCTAGTTCGGCAGGGAACCAAGGATTGTCTTTCCAGTTCGCCTGCACAACAGCCGCCCCAGTGGGCAATTGCTCACCGCGTAGCATTTTATCAACCGCGTCGGACTTGCGCCTTGGGTTCCAACTGAACCACAATTCAGACCCCGGCGAACGAATAGTCGGGCGAAGCAGGTTAAGCGAACGGTCCGAAACCGTCTGCGCTTCCTCAACCCATGCAACGTCGAAGCCTTCGTAAGACTTGATCGATTCTGCCGTGTGATCCTGTAGACCAGCGAATACGATAGTCCCGCCGCCCGGTGTCTTGATCTGCGCTTCCTGAATATCGAACAGATGCCCGACACCGTTGGAAATGATCTTGCTTTCCAGAAGGCGCTTGGCCGATTCCTTCAGCGACTTTTGCACTTCACGGCAACACAAGCCACGAAAGCCCGGCTTGCGTATCGCAGAGGCAATCATCAAATCAGCGAAGAATTGAGACTTACCTGAACCGCGCCCGCCGTGAGCGCCCTTGTATCGTGACGGATCAAGTAGCGGGTCAAAGACCGGCGCAAAGTCAATTGCTAGCTGCACGACGCCAAACGACTTCGACAACGTGAGCGCCGTCTTTACCGTCGCCAACAACCGTCATCGGGAGAACCTTGCCGATCAGCGACAGGAACGGCCCCGGATTGTCATGCGCTTGGGCCAACAGGTAATCGACCCCGCCAGCCTTATCCAGAGCGCCTAGGATCATTTCCTTTAGCGCAGTGGTGTTTTTGTTTGGAACGCCCTTTTGGCGTCCGCCAGTTTTACGCCCGGTTGCCATAACCAGCCGATCTAAGTGCGTCTACTTTAGATGAATCGACCAAATGCGGTGCGCGCTCAAAGCAGGCGAGTACGAGGCGAGCTGCGTAAGCCTTGGTACCAATCCGATTAATAGCAGAAAGCCAACGCGGCGTCCTAACTATAACCTTTTTGACCGTGCAGCCATTTCCGCCGGGATGCTTATTAAGGCTTGGGTTTAGCGCCTTGATCCACTTGCGTTCAGCCCTGTAAGCGCTGGCTTCGCATTCAAAGTGCTCTAGTATCTTACCCCGCAAACCAAACCGGCGCTCTTGCGTTTTTAGCCTGCGCTTACTTCCCTTACCGACATACACGGGAACGACGCCATCCATGATGGCATACACGTAAAACATTGATAACCTCTCTAACCAGGTGCCCGAAGGCGTCGCCGGTTGGTTGGTTGTTAAACCTTATCCAAGTTCAGCAGGATTGCCGACAAAGTTGGTCAGTTCGCCTAGCCGTGCCGAAATGTCAGCAACGTGCGCAGCCAGATCGTTAAGGCCGTTCATAATGGCGCTAACGTCAGTGATTGGTGCAGGCGCTTCAGGCACAGACCTAAGCGATGCAAGGTCAGCCTTGATTGAGGCAATCTCAGTTGCAATGGACATATCGTTTCCTTCGCTGAAGTTCTGCCCGTCACGCTGCCAATCAATCGCCATAGTCGGCGCGCATTCGCTTAAATCGGGGGACGGGCAAGGCGGGTGGAGTGAGGCCCGCCTATCTGAATTAGTTCCCGCGCTTGTTAAGCTGACCGGGCTGTGATTGTCTCTCTTGTCCAATCAAGACGCATTCACCGCCGCGAGTGTGCGCAATCATCGGCGGGCCTAGGCGCAAACGCAAAAAGGCCAGCCCCCGCTACGCAGTGACCAGCCCAAAACGCAAGAAACCCAATTATAGCGCCGTTAACACAGTTCGCTTAAAGCGTCAAGTGCAACAAAAGCGTATTCTCGGAATTATAATGCTGTCGCCAGAATAGACGCGAGTTGGCACGGCGAAACTCATAATCAGCGCATCGCCAGATTTAAGAGTTACCCTCTCCCCGTCATAATCTGCGCCATCAATTGTTAGTTCTAAGACCTGACGCGACATGCCCGGCCAATCGTCGGCAAATTCGACAAACGCAGATCCGCCATCTGGCGTGTCAACTTTCACAGCCCTAACCTCATTGCCACCATGTTAGCCACCAGCCCAACAATCGCTTTCGCCTGCGCAATAGCCTGCGGACTGTTGTTTGCCCATTCAGAACAAGCAACCCCTGCAGGCTGACCCCATCGGCAGACGTTCTCAAATACATCCCAATACGACGGCGGGAACAGCGCTTTCATCTTGTCCAGTTCGTCGCGCAATTCAACATCGCGGGCGACATTGCCACCCCCTGCCCCAACCGTAGGTTCGTACGTTGCGCACAGCTTGCCGATATGGCCCCGTGCTTCCCATCGTGCTTGGCACCATTCGATTGCCGCGAATGTGCCATCATGGAAGCCCTTCGACCCGCGCCATTGGTCAAGTGAATTGTTAGTGCGATAGGCTTTGGCCATAGTCCAGGATTCGACATGGACGACGAAACCCGGCGATGCACCCTTGGCGATCTGTTCCGGTGTCGGCGGGACTATCTCGGCTATCGCTTCGATCTGTTTGCGCTTGCGTCGAGCCATCATGCTTTCCTAACCGCTACAACATCCCAAGCGTGACCAGTATCATCCCAGCGCAATTGCGCAGAGGTATAAGGCCATTTATCCACGTAACCATTTCGATATTGCACCATTAGCTTTGCCTCACCTGTTTTTGGTTTGCGGCCCTTGGTTAGACTGTAACCGGGGGCGGGAATTTCGGAACGCTGGTCAAGCATATCCAACGATCCGGCTGGTCTGTTCGTCAAAGGTTGTTTCAATTTCATCGCAAGCGCCGGGGAAGCCCATGCGGACCTTCACAACGCGAAGCAGGCCCTTGTTCACTGACTTGTCGGGCCGGTGATAGATCAGGCCGTAGTCCGCCTTATTTGCCCAATTCGCCGATCCTGCGATGTCGTATAGCCCCGGAGGCCCGTCCTTGCCCTGTGGCTTAGTGGGATGCGCCACAACCCAAAGCGCGACGTTGTAACGCTTGGCGAAGCGCTTCAGGTGACGGATAGCCCGCCCGATATAATCCGTTTCGGATTCGTCCCGGTTGCGCTTGTGTTCAATCTCATTCCATGGGTCGAGAATGATTAGCTTGCAGCCGTGCCGGATGACCGCAGCCCGCGCCAGATCAAGGTACGTTTCAAGGTCAATGTCCGTATCCTCGTCCAGTGAGTTGCTAATGACCTTCAGGCGCTTTTCGATCTGCGCATAGGCTTCCTGACGCCGGGGATGACGGGGGAAGTCCTCAAAGCTACAGCCAAGCAAGGCCCGTGCGATGCTGTCCTGCAAGATTGGCTTAGGGGCCGTCTCAAACGACGCCACGCAAACGGGCACATCGCGATCTAGGCAATTCGCAATGACGGTATTCATGACCGTCGATTTGCCCATATTCGAATAACCGGAAAACACGGTGAAGCTGCCAAGGACGATCTGCATCAGCGGATCTAGATCCGAAATTCCGGTATTCATGCCGTCAACCCGCTCTGCATCGGGGAAGTCTGAAAAATTGTAGAGGCCCGCAATCGGGATGGGCTTTGCGCCGGCGATCAGGCGAACAACCTCTTGCGGCCCGTACTCAACAAGAACTTCGTTCATGTCCTTGCAGCCGTCAGGGTAGCTGACAAACTTGCACCGCTCAGGCCCAAGGATTGCAGCAAGGCCCTTTGCCAAAGCGCGTCCAGGGGCATCGGCATCAGTCGCCAGAACGAAACTCTCAATGCCCTTTAGCGCCTCTTCATGCTCCCAGATATAGGCATAGGCGTTGCCGGTGAACGGGTCGCTGGATTCGCTGGCGCTGGTACCGTTCGGGACTGAAACAACCCGTTCGAAGCCCGCAACCATTACCGCCATTGCGTCAAATTCGCCTTCGGTAATGATTACCTCACCAACCCCGGAGATAACTTGGGAGTTCCACAGACACAGCTTTCCGCCCTTGTCCATCCGGTGATCTTTTTTGCTGGTTAGCCGGTATTTCCGGTTCACCAATTCGCCGTCGAGCCGATACGGGATTGCAAGCCAATTCGCGCCGTCCCGCTGCACCGTAGTCAGGCCGAGCCGATCCGCTAAATCGGATGGGATGCCTCTTGCGCTCAACCATTGCTTGTGCGGTTCCGCGATCATTTCCAGTTCCTCCAGTGTATCCGCAATTGTGGCAGAACCAGACCAGCCCGCCGTCCTTGGCCGTTACCGAAAGGCAGCGGTCCAGCTTGTTTCGCCGTGTGTGTGAGCATTCGGGGCAAAGCATCTTGCCCGCCTTGGTAGGTGCCCATGTCATATCCCGATCTTGACCGGAGTTTTCTTGGTGCCGCCCCTCAGGGTCGCCGTGATGAACGATACCGGGTCAACCGCTCTCTCAACTTGAGCCGCCG